GACGAACGTGGTCTGAAGATCGCTGTACGTGGCATGAAGTTGATTATTCCTAAAGAACTGCAATTTATTGCAGAGCGAGTAATTAACTCTAATCTGCGTTCTGGCACTGCGGACAACGACGTCAACGCCATGAAGTCTATGGGGATGCTCCCTGACGGTGCGGTGGTTAACCACTTTCTCACCGACACAGATGCTTTCTTCATTAAAACAGACGCTCCTAACGGTTTTAAGCTGTTCGAGCGTACTGCCATTAAGACTGGCATGGAAGGCGATTTTGATACTGGAAACATGCGCTTCAAGGCCCGTGAGCGATACAGCTTCGGCGTCTCTGATTGGAGAGCGGTTTTCGGAACTGAAGGCGCTTAATCACCTAAATGGTGTGAGAAAAGGGGCGGCTTGTGCCGCCCCTTTTTTTATCGTATCGTACACAAATTCCTGACAGTCACATCCCGTGACTGACACTAGCCACGACAGGAGACCAACATGGCTAATACTACTTTCAACGGCCCCGTTAGGTCGGAGAACGGTTTTCAAGATATAACCAAAAACGCTACCACGGGTGCTGTTACTAGCACTATGACTCTCAAGACTTATGAGACAACCATTACGGTGGCAAACGGAGCGACCACGGGTAAAGAAGCTGCAATCGGTATTCCGTCAAACTTCATACCTATGGGTGTTACAGTAGCCGTTACTTCAGCCGCTGGAAATGCTGTTAATCTTCAAGACATTGGGACTGACGCAAATACTGATGGGTTTGTTGATGGCATTTCAGCCGCTGTAAACTCAGTCGGATTCAAAGGCTTTTTCCCTTGTAACGGCGTTCTCGGCATGTCTGGTGGAACAACCACAGCAGCCACAGAAACTGCGGACGAAGTAGAGCTTGTTGTTTCTGGCGATCCTGGTGCGGATACAGTAATTGTCTTGAAGTTTTTCGGCATATCTAGCTCCTCTGACGCATCGTAACAGGAGATAAAGATGGCTAATTCAGACGTAAAATCAAAACGTCTGACGGGAACTGGGGCGGCCAGCACTGGCCGCGCTAGACTTCGTCAAGTCCAGGTTTTGGTGGGTTCGGGAGCTGGTCGTTTAACGCTTACCGACGGTAACGGCGGTGCCACAGTGGTTGATTTGGATTTTGTACAATCTTCTACGCACTCTGTGAATATACCGGATGAGGGGTTGTTGTTTACCTCTGACATACACGTGGGGACAGCGACCAACGTTACGGCTTTAACGATATTCTTTAGCTAGGTGGATTATGGCAGAGCGCAAACGCAACAATATGCCGAAGCGCAATAAGAAAAATTTTCGTCCTACTAAGAAAGGCGCGGGAATGACTGAGGCAGGGGTTAAAGCCTATCGGAAGAAAAACCCTGGCTCTAAGTTACAGACCGCCGTAACAGGGAAAGTCAAAAAAGGTAGTAAAGATGCAAAGCGCCGCAAATCTTTTTGTGCGCGTTCTGCTGGGCAGATGAAAAAATTTCCAAAAGCGGCTAAGAACCCTAATTCTAGGTTGCGCCAAGCTAGGAAACGGTGGAAGTGTTAAAAGTGGTAGAAGTTACTATACACGATGTTGATAAGCGGTTGAGCAATGTTGAAATAACGTTAAATCGTTTAGAAAACAATCATTTAGCGCATGTGGAGAAAAAGATCGACAAACTGGATAATCGTTTGTGGATGCTCTTATCCGTTGTTTGTGTTGAGGCAATTGGGATAATAGGGATTCTGTTGAAATGAGCCGAGTAAGAACAGGAACGGTTGTGCCCGCCGCTAAATGTGGTGTTGTTAAGATGGCAAAAGGGGGAGCGGCCAAAAAGAAAAAGGGCGGCAAGATATGTCCAGAAGGTGTTGCCTGGGCAAAACGAACTTTTGACACGTACCCCAGCGCCTATGCCAATTTAGCAGCTTCCAAGTATTGCAAGGACCCTAACTACGCCAAGAAATCTAAGGGTGGTAAAAGGAAGGGTCGATAATGGGCGATCTAAAAAAATGGGTTGACCAAGACTGGGTTCGAATAGACAGCTCCGGCAATATTGTTGGGAAGTGCGGTACTTCAAAAGATAAGAAGAACCCTGACAGGTGTCTGCCCAGATCAAAAGCACAGAGTTTGTCTAAGGAAGAACGTGCTTCAACGGCTCGTAAGAAAAAACGAGAGGGCAAAAAGGGTAAAACGGTTGTTTCCAATACCGAAAAAGCTAAAGTCCGTAACTTAAACATGGGTGGCGAAGTAAGTCGGGGATGCGGAGCAATCTTGCCAAACCGAAAAAAAAGAACTCGGTATGCATGAATTCTTTGTTGATGACGAAAAAAAGATTTACAATGAAATTAGAGAGTGGTCAAAAACTCTTCTAGAAAAAAAGAACCCAGAATTCAATGGGTTACCCGCTTGTCCATATGCCAAAGCGGCTTGGGCAGCGCAACGGGTTTCGGTTATTTTTAAACGCGATCCCGCGAATTATCATGACTTATGGTCGGTTATATCCACCTGGGACGACAAGGTGGATTTGGTAATTATCGTGGACCTGGCGTTTACCGAAGATTCGGACGCCTTTCACCAATACCTCGATGACCTCAACCAAGCCATATCAGACGGTATCTTTATAGACCGTGATATCTGGGTTATGGGATTTCACCCAGACCAAGATACCAATGAGCTTGTAGATGACGGCTCTTTTGAGCCGGAGACCGTAGAAGAGTATGCGATGATATTCGTTCAGCGCCTTAGTAAGCTGGAGGAATCAGCGGATAAGATAAAAGAATTAGGTTATTATGACCGCTATTTCGACGCATATGACGTTGAAAACATGTACAAGATTCGGCATGAATTTTACAGGAGATTGAAAGATGGCAATGAGCCCTAGAAAGAAAGAAGCCGGTGCTGGAGGCACTAGCCGGTCTGCGGTAAACATCGGTAATGCAGCTCCTGGCGGCAAGAAAGCTAAAAAGCCGAAGAAAATGAGGGGCGGTGGATCAGTGGGTAATCCCATCAAAATGAAAGATGGTGGTTTCCCTGATCTGAGCGGTGACGGTAAAGTCACGCAAAAAGACGTCCTGATGGGTAAAGGCGTTATTAAACGGAACATGGGCGGAAAGGTCTCTAAAAAGTCTGGTGTGATTAAAGGTATGCGTTCCGGCGGCATAGCTAAGAAGAAAGGTGGATAACCATGGTTGCCGCGACTATTGCTAGAAAGGCACTTACTAAAGGCACTCAAGCGGCAAGACGAGCCGCAGCGGCAGCGAAAAAGAAAGCCGCTAAAAAAGCTAGAGAAGCTGCTAAAACCGCCAAAAAGAAGACGGCTAAAGTTGCAAAAAAGACGTCTAAAAAAGCTAGTCAAGCCACACGAAGAGCCACTAGTTCCGCAAAAAAGAAGGCTAAAAAAACTGTAGGCGCTACTAAACGTGCGGTTAAAAAAGCTAATACAGAGGGCATTGTTTTAGGTGGTTTAGCGGTAGAGGGCTCGAATATGGCGGGGAAAGCTTTGATGGGCAAGGATAAAAAAGAAAAGCCCAATCCTGCTCGATTTGATCCTGTTCTTGCGGCAAGAACGGGTTTTGGGCGCGGTGTGCCAAGAGGAATGAAGAACGGCGGTAACGTTAGAGGAAGAAGTAAGAAATGACCGTTTCTGGTTCTAAAAACTTTGAGTTAGACGTCACCGAGTACATCGAGGAGGCGTTTGAGCGTTGTGGTCGAGAGGTTCGTACTGGATACGACATCAAGACTGCAAAACGTTCTATGAACCTGTTGTTTGCTGATTGGGCAAACAGGGGCCTTAATTCCTGGACGATAGAGCAATCTACACAAGCCCTGACGGCGGGAACTGCGAACTATACGCTGAACGCAGACACCATAGACATTTTGTCAGCCGCCGTTCGCCGCGATAACGTGGATTACAACATACAGCGGTTAAGTCGTGACGATTACCTGGGTGTGCCTAATAAAACCACGCAGGGACGTCCCTCACAGTGGTTTCTGGACCGTCTAATCAGCCCGGTGTTAAAGCTGTGGCCTGTCCCGGAGAACAGCACAGATGTGATCGTGTTTGATCGTTTGGTCCGAATGGACGACGCAGACACGGCTCAGAATACGGTGGAAATGCCGTTTAGATTTTATCCTTGTTTGGCGGCAGGGTTAGCGTACTACATTGCCATCAAGAAAGCTCCAGACAGGGTGCAGTTATTAAAAGCCGTGTACGAAGAGGAAATGGAGCGAGCCATAAGCATGGACCGTGATCGAGCCTCTTTTAACATTGTGCCAAGCTTGGCGTACTCGCAGAATTTGTAATGGGTAAATTTGCTGTTGGTAAAAATGCCTATGGCATATCAGACAGAAGCGGGTTTCGCTACAAGCTGAACGAAATGAAGCGGGAGTGGAATGGTCTCCTGGTGGGCAAAGATGAGTGGGAAAAGAAACAACCTCAGTTAGAGCCCCGAAGAACCATTACAGACCCGCAGGCTTTGCGTAATCCCAGACCGGATCGCGTAGAGCCTATG